TAAGAGATGTAATTAAAAGAAAAAAGTAGGCTAAAATATGAGGAATAACAAAGCACAATTTAAGTTTCAACCTTTTTCAGATAAGCAGGTTAAGCTACTTAGTTGGTGGATGAATAATTCACCGCATTCTGATAAGGATATAGTAATAGCTGATGGTAGTATTAGAGCAGGTAAGACAGTTGCGATGATTTGCGGATTTATTGACTGGTCCATTGCTAACTTTGATAATCAAAACTTTATCATAGCAGGTAAGTCAATGGGAGCTTTAACAAAAAATGTGCTCAATCCTATGAAGAAAATATTAAATGCTAAAGGTTTGAAGTTTAATCACATTCGATCAACCGAAGAGCCACGCATTGAAATTGGCACAAATTATTACTATTTATATGGAGCTAATAATGTTAGCAGCAAAGATACATTACAGGGATTAACAGCTGCTGGAAGTTTTGCGGACCAGGTAGAATTGTTTCCTGAAAACTTTGTGAATGAGATGGTTGCTAGATGTTCAGTAGAAGGAAGCCGTCATTGGTTTAATAGTAATCCGGATTCACCTTATCATTTTCTTAAGAAAGAGTGGATTGACAAGAAAGAAGAAAAAAGAATATACCATTTACACTTTACAATGGCTGATAACTTAACATTATCGCAAAAAATTATTGACAGATACAAGCGTATGTATTCTGGTGTTTATTATGATAGATATATTAGAGGATTATGGGTAGTTGCAGAGGGATTGGTTTATCCTTCTTTCAATGATGATAATATAATTGACAAAGTACCAAATAATGTAGATATTGTACAAGAATTCATCGGCGTTGATTATGGTGCGGCTAATCCGACAGCGTTTGGGCATATAGGAATAGGGAGTGACAATAGGATGTATTTACTTAACACTTACTATCACAGCGGTAGAGAGGGAACTGACAAGGCTAACAGCCAATATAGAAAAGACTTGCAAAACTTTATAACTAAGCATGATATCAATCCTAAGTGGATATTTATTGACCCCAGTGCTAAAAGTTTCCGAGTTGAGTTATATCAGCACAGGCACGAGTTTCCAGCATTTAAGCGAATCGCTAAAGCTAATAATTCAGTCAATGAAGGTATAGAAAAAGTTAGCAACTTGATTACACTCAACAAATTTGTAGTGTTAAATCATAATGAGAAAGCTAAAGAGGAGTTCCATTCATATCGTTGGGATGAGAAAGCTAGCAATAGAGGCGAGGATAAACCAATTAAGGAAAACGACCATATTATGGACTTAATCAGATATGTAGTTAACAGCACACCGAGAATATATAAGAGGATGATACACAATTAGAAAGGTGGTGATTAAATGGCAAATTGGATAGATGATAAATATAATAAATATCACGATAAAATGCAGGAGTATGCTGCGTGGTACTCTGGAAGCAGTGAAGAATTATTAGATTATTACTTAGGCGTAAAAAGTTATGAGATGAAAACTGTCAATGATTACAATTTAGAAAAGCAAGGAATGTTTTGGGAGAAGGATATTTATAACAATAGAGCAACAATGTTACACGTTCCAATAGCAGGTGATATTGCCTCTACTTCAGCTGACTTCTTATTTTCAGAAATGCCAGATGTGAAAATACCAGAAGCACATGAGGAAACAGCTCCAAGTGATGCAACGGATGCTCAAAATAGGCTTAATACTATGATAGACGAGGGCGATGTGTATAGCAGACTATTAGAAGGTGCAGAAACTACTTCTGCAATGGGTGGTGTATTTGTTAAGCTAGACTGGGATAGAGAGGTAAAAGACTTTCCTATCCCAATAATGGTACAGCCTGATAATGCAATGTGGACGTTTAAGTGGGGATTTCTGCAAGAAGTGAAATTTTTCAAAGTTGTTGACCACCCCGACACTAATCTATATTATCGTCTAGTTGAAACACGCAGAAAAGGCATTATATTCAATGAGTTATATAAAGGTACAACTAATAAGCTAGGGAAAAAGGTATCACTTGAGAGTCACGAGAGTACAGCAGGAATGGAAGAAGTTATTGAGCATGGTTTAGACAGCATACTTGCCTGGTATGTTCCTAATAAGCATCCTAATAGACTATGGCGTGGCTCTGCTCTAGGTGAGAGTGATTTACAAGGCATAGTTGGATTAATGGATGCTATTGATGCAACATATACTAATTGGGTGAGAGATTTACGCATAGCAAGAGGAAGAATTATTGTGCCAGAATATATGTTAGAAACTGACAACGATGGTAACTTGTATCATGATATTGACAAAGAAGTTTTTGTAAAAGTTGGTGGGATAGCAGATGCCGCTGAACAAGGTGATGTTACTGCAGTGCAATTTGATATTAGAGCACAACAGCATTATGATACAGCAATGGAATTGATGAAGCAAGCATATAGTGGAGCTGGTTATTCTCCCGCAAGTTTTGGATTAGGAGATTCGACCAGCAATGCAACGGCTACCGAAATTAAACAACAGCAGAGTAAATCATTTAAAACATCTGCTAAAAAAGCTAAATACTGGACTTCAACATTAGAGGATATGTTCTATTGGATGCTACAAGTTGACAATTATGTGTTTGGCAGCAATAATGGTGATTACAAAGTACAGGTTAATATTCAGGATAGTGTGCAAACTGATCCAATGCAGAAAGCTGATAGTATTAACAAATTAGTACAAGCTAAAGCAATGAGTATTGACACTACTGTTAGGCAACTACATCCAGAATGGAATGAAAAGCAAGTTGAGAATGAAGTTAATCGCATAATGCAGGAAAATGGAATGGCAGTCAATGAGCCAGACGATTTGGTGTGATAATATGAAAATTACAAAAGAAGAATACAAGAGGAATTGTGAATATGAAAAAGAGTTGGAAAAGTTAAGGGAAAAATGTGAGCATCCAGCTAATAAAAGGTATTGGTATATATATGAAAATAAAATAGTAATAGCTTGTGTAAAATGCGGTTATAATAAAATAGTGAGTGGTATAAATGGCTAAAATTGATGACTTAACACTAGAAGTAGGCCGTGTATATGCTCAAGCTGAAAGAGATATTATCCAGAGGATAGCCAATAGGCTCAAAAAAGACAAATCACTTACCATTGAACAATGGGAATTAAGAAAGTTAAGAGAATTGCAAACTCTGAGAAGTGGTATTGAAAAGCAGATTAAAGCTAAGCTGGACAATTACACAGAAAAAGAATTACAGCCTATTATACAGGAATTATATAATCAAGGTTCAAAAGATGCTACAGCCGAATTGAGAAAAGTATATAATATCAATGAAATAACAACTGATTTTGGCAAGATTGATGAAGCCACAGTTGCTAATTATACAAAAGCACTCAAAGGTAATTTGCAGGGTACACACTTACGAATGGTTAGACAGGCTGATGATGTGTATAGACAAGCTGTCAGCAGAGGAGTTAACACTGTCCTAACTGGCAGCGGAACAAGAGTTGAGGGTGCACAGAGAGTACTGAACGAGTTTGCTAACAGAGGAGTTAGCGGATTTGTTGATAAATCTGGCAGGAGTTGGAATCTTAAAACTTATGCGGAAATGGCAACTAGAACTACAGCTGCTAGAGCAAGAATAGATGGCTCATTAAATAGATTTCAGCAGAATGGTGAAGATTTGGTAGTTGTTTCAGCACACGCTGAAAGTTGTCCGATATGCGACCCGTGGGAAGGTGAAATTTTAAGTATAAGTGGCAGAAGTGAAGAATATCCTTCTGTGGCTGAAGCGGAAGCAGACGGGCTTTGGCACGCAAATTGTACTCACAACGCAACGCTTTGGGTAGAAGGGTTAACAACTAAACCTGAGCCTGTTGATAGTGCTGATAATTATCAGGAAAGACAACAGCAGCGTTATAACGAGCGACAAATCAGAAAATGGAAACGCAGAGAAGCAGGCGCTATGACAAAAGATGAAGCTAGAAAGGCTAAAAATTATCGCAAAAAATGGCAGGACAAACAAAAAGAATTTATCGAAGAAACAGGAAGGTACAGAAAATATGAACGAGAACAGATTAAAACTGCTAGATAAAAATTACGTTTCATCCGCGTTAGAGATGTAAAATATAAGGAGGAATTATAATGACTGATGAAAAAGAAAAAGTAGAGCAAAAAGAAAATGTTGAGAATGCGACAGCTGAAGAAGTCGATAAAACAGAAAAGGAAGATAAAACTCAACAAAAAGAAGTGGATAACACAATTCCATATGACAGATTTCAGCAGGTTATCGAAGAAAAGAATGAGTATAAAAATGAATTAGAAAAGTTAAAGGATAAGCTGGCTGAAATGGAAGACCCGGAAGAATTAAAAAAAGAATATGAGAGCAAAATTGATGAGATTAGTCAAAAGTCAGTTAGAAAACAGAAAGAATTTGCGGTTAAAGAAGCTGCATTAGCTGAAAATGTTAACAAGAAAGCGTTGAATGATTTTGTGCAAGTCGCAGACATCGATAGCTTAGAAGTTGATGATGAAGGTAATGTAGTTGGAGTTGATGATTTAATTGCAAATATGAAGGAAGAAAAAGACTATTTCTTTGAAAAAGAAGAAAACAAACCTACTAAAACAGCTGGAGATTTTAACACAGGCGATGATGACACAGGTAATGATAGCAACGAAGATTGGGCCAAGAGAATGGCTGATAAATTTACATTTTAATTAAAAATTATAAAGGAGAGATTTTAAATGGCTAATAGTATTGCACTAGCAAAAAAATATACAACTTATTTAGACGAGGTTTACAAAAGAGGATTAACTTCCGATGTATTAAGTATTCCACAGGAATTAGTTAGAGATGGGCAAAATGCAGGTGAAGTATTGCTTCCAAAAATTGCATTAGACGGATTAGGTGACTATGATAGAGCAACAGGTTATCCTACAGGTTCTGTTAACTTTAATTGGGAAACTCACACATTGACACAAGACAGAGGTGTTCAGTTCACAATTGATAGACAGGATAATTTAGAAGCATTAGATAGCGTATTTACATTTACTGCTAGTCAATTTTCTAAACAAAAAGTTGTGCCAGAGTTAGACGCTTACAGATATGCTCAAATTGCTTCTAAAGCAGGGACAGTTGTTAATGCCGACTTGGATAACACAAACACAGTAGAAGCTATTGATGCAGCTATTGTTAACCTTGAAGATAGCGAAGTTAACAAAGAAGGTATGCGTCTATTCATGACACCACAAATGTATTCTAATGTTCGCAACTCTGACTTATTCCAAAGAGATGTAATGGATATTGGTGACAGAACATTTGATACTTATGATAATATCCCAGTAGTCAAAGTCCCACAAGGTAGATTTTATACTGGAATTACACTCAACGATGGTAGTACTACTTTTGGATATTCTGCAACTACTGGTGGAACAGATTATGAACTTAACTTCCTGTTAGTGCACGATGCAGCTGTGCTTCCAATTGTGAAACAAAGACAACTTAAAGTATTTGACCCAGATACTAACCAGAGCACAGATGGATGGTTAATGCAGTCTAGAGTATATCACGACATCTTTATTCCAGATAATAAGACTGTTGGAATCTATGCTCATACAAAAGCTACAGCTATAGTATAAGGGTGATAATTAATGAAAATTAGAAGAGGCGGTGTTACACGGCACGTGTCAGAGCGTGCCTTTGACACCAAATTCAAGCAGCAAGGATATGAAATTGTAGAGGAAGTTGAAGAGAAAGAAGAATTGGCAGATAAAACAGTTGATGAATTAAGAGAAATTGCAAAAGAAAAAGAGTTGACTGGTTATTATTCGCTGAAAAAGGATGAGTTAATAGCTGAAATTAAGAAGGTGAGATAATATGGCATACGCAAGTATAACAGAATTAGCTGATTATCTAGGTGTGTTAGAAGCAGACTTACCAGACGATGCTAATAGGTTATTAGAGAGAGCAAGTGACTTGATAGACTATTACACATTAGGTAGGATAACTGCTGGAGAAATAGCGTCTAAGGCTACTGTAAGGCAATATGAATGGTGGAGTCAATTTGATGAGTTTAACACTCAACAATTCTTCTCTGAAATAAGTATTGGTCCTTTTTCAGCAGCTAACAGGGGACAGAGTCCCAGTGGTGGGCCTCCAGAGTTAGCACCCAGAGCAAGACAATTATTAATGTTAGAAGGTTACCTGTATAGAGGTGTGAGTCTACAATGAAGTTACCTAAATCAGCACAACCACATACAGCTACAATTAAGCCTTATCTTGGCGAGGGTGCTTATGGCCCAGTCTGGGGTGACACTTATGACATAGACTGCTATTTTGTGCATAAGAAAAAAATAACCTTTGATGAGGAAGGAAATGAAATTACATCACCTTCACAATTGCACACTTCTGCTGATATTAAACCTAAAAAGCAGTCGGAAGTGCAAGTTAAAGGTGAAACAACAGAAGTTATTGCTGTTAATAGATATGATAACGCATTAACTGGCAACTTGTCAAATGTAGAAATAATGCTGAGGTAGGTGATTATATGGCAAAGTTCAACTGGTTTGATGATGTAGTCGATGAACAATTAGAAAAAGCAGGTAGAGCTACTTGGCGTGCGGCAGAATCTATATTAACAGAAGCTAATAAGAAAGTACCACACGATACAGGAACGCTTGAGAGAAGTGGTGTTGTAACTCAAGATGGATTAAGTGGTATGCCAAAAACTGTGTATAATCAAGCTAAAAATGGTCAATGGCCAAAAAATAATTTCAAGTTTGATTTTCGCAAAAAGCCGATATTCTACATCTCATATAACACGCCTTATGCAGTTGAAACTCACGAAGTATCAAAAAACTACAGAAATGGTAGAGAAAGCAAGTGGCTTGAAACTACATCAAAAGCAATGAGTGGAAAGATAGAAGGTTGGATAAAAGAAGAAATGAAGAAGGGATAATATGCTGGATGAAGTAATGCAAAGACTGGCAAATAATATAACAGACATAATTTATGACGAAACTGGCATAAGTGGTAACATATTTCAAGATAATATGCCAGCTGAACCAGATATTGCTGTAATGGTGCAAGGTACAGGCGGCTTTCCACGTGATATGTGGTTAACAGATTATTTTGAGCCTACTATGCAAATTATTGTTAGAGGAACACGTGACCCAAGAGTTGCAAGAAGTTTGGTTGATGAAATTATAGCAGAAATTGGGGTTTTAGGAGAAGAAAAGTGGATTACATCTGGTAACTGGTATGTTATTAAGTGTCAGGCTATACAGCCACAGGGAATATATATC